GTATTGAAAGTAATGATCTGATGTGTAAGTTTTATAATATTTTGTAATTGTATATCAAACTGTGCTTTTTTAATTTCATCTGATATATCTGGATTATTGATTATATCTAAAATCTTTTCACTTTCAAATTGTAGTAGTGAGTTTTTTGTATATTGCAGATAGTTAGCAGGTTTAAACTTAAAAGTCAACCCATCAATATTAAATGTTTGACTGTAATCTGGTGATCTTACTCGTAACAAATAACCATTTAGATCAACTTCGTGTCTGTTATCATGTTCACATTTTGGGCATTTACTGTCAATAGCCATGTTGCTGCCGTTTGTGGCTATACGTATAGCAATAAGTAGCGCATCAGTATCAACAGTAGGCATAGCCCACGCATTACTAATACTAGGGCAACAACTTTGAATTAGATCAACTATGGCCTGACCATTCATAAGTGCGTCAGGTGTTCTAATAGTAATCTCATCTTTAGTAGTCATGGGCATAATTGGCACTTCACCATTTGCTGGTAAATTAAGTGTGCCTTGAGACCAGTATTTCCCATCACTAGGAAGTTTAAGATAAACACCTGGTTGTCGAAAATGTTTTGATAGTGGATTAGTTGAATTTTGCATATTTTTACACCTATAAATATATAGTAATACATTATTTACTCGGATAAAAAATGGCAGATGATGAAAAAACAGAAAAGGCTAATGAACTCTTAGACCTTTTGAATAAGCGACTTAGAGAATCTAGTGATGTTTATCTTAGTTTAAACTCGTCTATAGAACGTTATAATAAAATTATTAATAATAATATTGAATTTGCTAAAAAAACAAAGTTGACTGATGAACAACAAAAAAACTTTAAAACCCAACTTGAACAAGCTACAAGAACTTCTACAAGAACACTATTAGCAGATGAAAAAGCCATACATGATGCAAATAGAAGAAAAATCATAACTGATGCAGAAAGAGATAGGCTATTAGAAGAAACGGCAAAAAATTTTAGTGATGTTTTAGGCTTTGCATCAAAAGAAGAAAAACAATCAATAGAACGAACTATTCGTTATGGCAGAGCCTTAGAAAAAATTAATTTTTATTTGAATAATGAAGTAACACGTGCACTTGGTAGTTTTGCTTCGAGTATATTAAAAAGTGCAACTTCTGCGCAAAGTGGATTAGAATTTAGAATTGCTACTGCTAATACTACTTTTGACTTAGCCTTTAAATTGATTTCTAGTGCTGCTGGTCAAATTCCAATACTTGGTGATGGTATTAAAGCAGTTCTTGGTGCAATAGGTGAAGCTGGTAAAGTAGTTCTTGATGTATTTGCAACTCAAGCAAAAAATCTTGCAAATGCACTACGAACAAGCAGCGCAGCAGGTTTTGTATTTGCTGATGGTCTTACTGGATTACGGACTGCTGCAAATAATGCTGGTTTAACTGCTGATGTTTTTACTAAAGCATTATTAGAAAATCGTGAAGCAGTTGTTCAATTCGGTGGTAATCTTACCGAAGGTGCAAAACGTATTGGTAGAGTAACACAACTACTCAATATAGATAGACTTCAACAATTAGGTGTTGGATTAGATGAGATACCTGGTTTAGTTGCAGAAGTGGGTGCACGTATGCGACTAAGCGGACAAGTTACTGATAAAGAAGTAGCACGTCAGACTGAAATATATGCTTCAAACTTGCGAGTAATTGCTGAACTTACTGGTCAAGATGCAAAAACATTAAAGCAAAAAGCAGAAGCAAACGAACGTGATTTGGCTTTTCAACAGTTTTTAGCAACAAAAACACCGCAAGAAGCAGAAGCAATACGTCAACAATTACAACTGCTGCCTGATAGCGCACAAGAAATTTTCAAAGAAATGGCGCAAACTGGTGGTGCAATCTTTAGTGAAAGTGGTAATATACTAGCACAACAAGCACCAGCAATTGCTGATATGGCAAGAAGATTGTTTAGTGCAGTTCAAACTGGTGGTGTTACACAAGATACTTCTATCCAAATTCTTAAAGATTTAGGAACAGCAGCACGTGATCAAATCAAACAAACACGTGATTTTGCTACTGCTGCTGCTGTTGTTGGTGGACCTTATAAGGAAGTAGGAGAAAAACTTGCTGCTTCATTTAAATTTTTACAAGAAATTGACTTTACAAAATTAGATGAAGTTCGTAAAGCCGTTGAACGTGCGGGTGCTGATGACCCTACTAGTGCACAACTTCGTGAAGAAGAACGCAAAGGTATGCGTGAAATGGTTGATATTCAAAATCTAGTAAATGATAGATTATCAACATATCTTGGACTAGTTGCAGGATTAAACAAACCAGTTGAAATTTTAACTAAAGCATTTGAAGCACTGGCAGATAATGTACCTCGAACCCAAATTGAAGAAAGAAATCGTGAAGCATTACGACGTAATATTCCAATTGCAGAACAAGTCGGTGAAACTACAAGATTACGTAGCCGATTGGGGGTAACAGGAACAATACGTTCATCAGAAATAAATGAACAAGCTATGGCGGATCAAAGTTTACTAAACAGATATCTTGAAGGTGCTGCGACACGACTTGCTGTTAGTGGTAAAATACAAAATGATAGAATTGATACAGTTCGAGCATATTTGCGTGAGCACATGGATGATCCAGAATATTTGCGTATACCAGAAAACTTGCGCACAGGTTTAGCAACAGGCGGTATTTCAAGTGGTCCGAATAGTGGATACCTTGCAAAACTTCATGGTACAGAAGCAGTTCTACCAGAAAACCTAACGGAAATGCTAATGGATGCCGCAAAATCAGCACAAAGCGTTAAAGAACAATTACCAACTGCTGTTAATGCTAGAAATATGAGTGAAGAAATACTAGCAGATATCAACACAAAGTTTGATAGCATGATTGATATTTTAAACAGTATCAGCGGACACACAGAAAATACAGCGATGCGTGTTGCATAATATTCACAAAGTTGTGCATTTACCTATAAATATTTTAATAAGGAACTCTCATGGGGTGGAAAAAACACTGGCGCATAGTAAGTGATGGGGCATATAGTCCAGTTAACGGCAGCGTAACAGATTATAGTTATAATTATTTGTCGTCACAGGCAAACGCAGCATATCGTAACTATCAAAGCATGTTACCAGATGTTTATAGTGGTCATCCTAATCGTATTGATCGTTATACTCAATATGAAAATATGGACTTAGATAGCGAAGCCAACAGTGCACTAGACATTATTAGTGAATTTTGCACACAAGTAAGTGATGAAACAAAAACACCTTTTAACATATTTTTTCATGAAGAAGCTACTGAAAACGAAATAATGATTCTTAAAGAACAAGTTAAAGCATGGGTAAAGTTAAATGACTTTGACCAACGCATCTTTAAAATGTTCCGCAATACGTTAAAATACGGCGACCAAGTATTTGTGCGTGATCCAGAAACATATAAATGGTTTTGGACAGAAATGAATCGTGTTAGCAAGGTAATTGTTAACGAAAGTCAAGGCAAAGTTCCAGAAATTTATTATATTCGTGACCTAAATCCTAACTTACAAAACAGTACTATTACTCGTCCACCAGGTCCAAATGACAGTTATGCATTTGCGCCTTATATGGGTGGGTCACGCACTTATACAGCAGGTGGTGAACTTTTTTCACCAAATACACGTTTTGGTGCTGGTAATAACGAGTTTCCAGTAGCAGCAGAACATATTGTACATTTGAGTTTAACAGAAGGTTTAGATGTAAGTTGGCCGTTTGGTGTATCACTTTTTGAAGCAATCTTTAAAGTATTCAAGCAAAAAGAACTGTTAGAAGACGCAATTCTGATTTATCGTATTAGTCGTGCGCCAGAACGTCGTGTGTTTAAGATTGATGTTGGTAATATGCCAGCACATCTTGCTATGCAGTTTGTTGAGCGTGTAAAGAACGAAATTAATCAACGCCGCATACCTACTCAAAGTGGTGGTGGAAGTAATCTAATGGATGCTTCTTATAATCCTATGAGTATGAATGAAGATTTCTTCTTTCCTACAACTGCTGATGGGCGTGGAAGTGATGTAACTACACTTCAAGGCGGACAAAATCTAGGTGAAATTGATGATTTGCGTTATTTCCAAAACAAGATGTATCGCAGTTTACGTATTCCTAGTTCTTATTTGCCTACTGGTACAGAAGATAGTGAC